TATCGTACAGCTGATAACATAGATACAACATTTGAATTCTCATTTTCAAAATTAACGCCAATTTTGTTGTAATCTTTTTCCGGAAACCTCTGCGGAAAGCCATAAATAATTTCAACGGCAAATAACTATGGCAAGAACAATACAATCCCCTGGAGTAGAAATAAAGGAAGTAGATCTTTCTTTAAGACCTAATTTACCTGTAGGCACGACAGTGTTTATACCCGGTTTCGCAAATCAAGGACCAACTGATGAGTTACTCACAGTGTCAAGCTTGAGCGAATTCGAACAAATTTATGGACTCCCACAAAACGCTGCAGAGCGATACATGTATCATTCTGTCAAGGCGGTGTTTCAAAGCCCTGCCAATGTTCTAGTGTCTAGATTGCCATACGGTCAAGGTGCCGGCGCAACAGTGGCTGATAAATATAGTGTTCAAGTGTATCCAGTGATACCTCGTCCTATTATTGTTGATGGTGCTGCACCAGAGATCAACACAATTGAGAAGGATGAACGAATTATAGCTTGGCACCCAAGAAGTGCAGAAGAAACAACACTCACTACTACAGCTAGCTATATAGACACAGAACGCAATATAGATATAGTTTCGAACATCCCTGGTGGTGACGGAAACGTATTTAAGACTCAAGCACCTAAGAATTCAACGCAATTGACTATTGAAGAATTGTTCACCGGGGAAAATGTAACAATCAACTCCGGAGGAAACAAAAAACCACCCCCTAGCACAATAATTGCTGTTGATGGAGGCGAGTACGGTGATTTCATAGTTGCACAACCTGCCACTAGTCAATTTAAGACAACTGTTGATGTGATCACAGTTGATACTGGTGCTGATAAGAATAGCTGGACGATTGTAATTAATCCAGCTGCAACTGACAACAACAACTCATTTGATTCCGTTGCCGGAGTTTTCACAATAAACAGCTCATCAACAAGACTCACAGGCAAAGATATAACCAACAGGATCAACCAAAATTTCTCATCACAACTCTCAGCTAACGGTGGTCTTGAGGACATACCAGCCATAGCCGCAACAGTAACAGATCAAGGAGCTACAGTAACAGCTGATGTCCCTGGAGCTGATGGTAATGTGCCTTTGACTGCAGCACCTGGATCACAAGCAACAGTAACAGGTCAAGGAGCAACAGTAACTGCCGACAACGTTGGAGTTGCCGGAGATGTGACTTTGACTGCTGATGGTACAGATGTTGATGCTCTTGTAACAGCACACAACGCCCAGTTCGCGAACAACACACTAACTGTTGTTAGTGGTGGTGGCGTGATACCTACTAGTAATTTAGTTTTAACAGGTGGTGTTGATGGAACAGATGTTGATGCTCTGGTATTAGCACACAACACCAACGCAATTGCCTCCAAACAATTAACTGTTGTTAGTGGTGGTGACGTGATACCTGCTAATAATTTAGTTTTAGCTGGTGGTGCTGATCTGGTTGAAGCAACAGACTCACTGAGGGCCATTGATACATTAACCTTCTCTGGTGGGTTGTCTACAGGCTTGAGCACCAAGGTGATACCTGCTGGTGAATGGAAGTTTGGTGAAGAAAATCCTGGTGGATATGTTGGTACCACTTTGAAGGATGCTGTTGACAGTGTTCTGGCAGCAAGCGAAACATTGAGTGGCTTGTCTCAAAACGATTTGTATTGGACAGAAGCTACACCTGGTGATCCACTAAGTATACCAGCACTTGAAGCTTATGAGATTCCAGAGCTAGCAGATCTAGTTGCACAAGCCGTTAACAGTGCAGGATGGGACTTGAGCGCAAGTGATCGATACTATCTTGGAGAGCCTAGTAACATTGAGCTCACAAATGATGAATTTCAAAAGACTATCAAGGGTGAGATCAAACTCAGCCAAGCAAACGCTGGTAAAAAAGAGAATCAAAAATTTACAACTTATAACGACCTGTTAGTAAAAGGTGGAGCCGGAATGATGATCGTTAACGACAAGAAATTTGTTCTTAACGAAAAATTTGAAGGATATTATATTGGTATTTCAGATAACACCAACATGAACCCAGCAACAGACTTTGACTCAGTAGGACAGTTGAAATCATTGAGCAAGAAGCTCGGTGGAACCACTGGTGGTTATGTCAATGTACCAGATACTGGCACAAAGAGCCGTTTAACATTCTCGCTTAGTGCTGGATTTATATTTGACCAATATGGTAACAAGCAGCAAGTCGGATTAGATGGTAGTATGAGTGAGGCTCTGGAAAATCTAAGTGAATTTGATCTCAACACTGATGAATATAGTGATGTGCTAACACTCGCCGTATTCAAAGTACGTCAATCAACTCTAGAGCCTGACGCAACCAAGCTAGATTACCTTGTAGCTGATAGTGTTATAGGTAGTGTAAATTACTTCAGAGAGGCATTCAAATCAACTGGAGGTACAGCAACAAGTTACTTCATCGAAAGTGAAGCAGCCAACAGTAACAACTTATATTTAAAGTTCAATGAAGGAATCTCAAAAGACGCCGGTAATTGGTTGGATGAAAATGGATTTCCAACTCGTAAAATCCGAGTTCTGCCTTCTAAATCGGTAAGTTACTATGATGAATTGACGACATCACAGCAATCTGGTACCACTCAAGAGGTTAATGACTTTAAAGTATCACAAGCATTCCTCAATGGTACTGAAGAGCGAGAAGATAGGCTATACATCAAATCATGGCAGGGTTTACAAGCTACCGGAGATGCTCAAATCAAGCACGGTAATAATGTATATCCTCACGGTGTGTATCGTAAGCAATCTGCAGCCGCCAAAGAAACTGGTAATATTCCAGCGAAATTGGATCGTATTTTTGAATTGGCTGACAACTTCGATCTGTTTCCAATTGATATTACGATCGAGAGTGGTCTTGGCACAGTATATGTTGGCACAAACGGTGGCACAGTTGAGAGCTTTGATGATGAAGAGTTCTTCAACATTGGCGATCATGTAGTTAGTAGCACTGGTTTGAGCGGAAGTGGATTATATACAACCAAGCTAATTGATAACAGAAGTGAAATCAATTACTTGACACAATACGATACAATCTTCGACACATTCAAGAGCTTCAGTCAATTCGCAAGAAAAGACAACATCTTTATTGCCGATCCATTGAGATACATTTTTGTTCAAGGTAGAAACAGCAAGACTCTAACAAGTCAACAACGTGAAGCTGGGGTAAATTTCTCACAACACATCTACTGGCCGTTGCGTCACATGATGACAGGTGGTACTAAGAACAGTAGTTATTGCTGCACTTATGCTAACTGGGGATTCACAAACGATAAAGCACTTAATCGTGGCGTTTGGGTACCAATGAGTGGATTTGCTGCTGCCGCGATGGGCAATACAGATAGTAACTTCTATCCATGGATTGCACCTGCAGGTTTCACAAGAGGACTAGTAAGTGGTATTCAAGACCTTGCGTTCTATCCAAAACAGAAGGAAAGAGATCAATTATACAAAATTGGATTGAATCCAGTTGCTAACTTTCCTAATGAAGGATTCGCGATCTTCGGTCAAAAGACCATGCAAGCTAAACCAAGTGCATTCGATCGCATCAATGTCAGGAGATTGTTCTTGTACTTACAGAAGGCCACGATGAACACAGTCAAATACTTCGTATTCGAGCCGAACACATTGTTCACCCGTACACAAGTGCTGAACGTTCTTCGTCCAATATTTGAAGAAGTGAAAAACACACAAGGAATGTTTGATTACTTGCTAGTGTGTGACGAACGAAACAATTCACCTGATGTCATTGACCGCAACGAGCTTGTGATTGACATCTATATTAAACCAACACGCGCTGCGGAATTCATTCTAGTCAACTTTTATGCTACTAGAACTGGTCAAGACTTCAGTGAATTAGTGTCCTAACCATAAGTATTTAAAGCTATGCCAGACGTAAGACAAACAATATCAGATTTCTATAGAGTCGCTCAGGAAAGAGATTTCAGCCGCGATTTTCAATTTAGAGTACTAAACATTCAAAGTGGTGACGGCGCCTTCGCCATCACCGAGGACGATCTAGTGTATGCCCAAGGTGGTAGTATACCAGGTCGTACTGTAGCCAATCACGATGTGTCGTTCATGGGACTTAATTTCAAAGTTCCTGGTGCGGCTTCTTATTCTGGTACATATCCACTTACATTTTATAGTGACCGTGAAGACAGTCTTCGTAATCTGTTGTTAACGTGGAGTAAGGATACATTCGATGACGCGACAAGCACTGGTAACTACTTTATGCCTAAGGAGACATCGATTGTTGACTTGGTACAATTAGATACACAGCTAGAACGTGTCGCACAGTTTACGCTTGTTGGCGCTTATCCTCAAGAAATAGGAGAAGTCACATATACAGCAGCCGGAACTGGTGCACCAGTAACATTTACATGTACACTCAATTATCACTTTGTTAGATCAACAAGATATTAACTGAACCAAAT